CAAATAAAAAATAAAAACATGAAAAAAAGTTCATTTGAAGGGTTTGTAGCCCGTTACAACTTGGGTGGTGAGGTTGAATCCGTAAAAATCAACTCAACCGATGAAGGAATGTCTGTTCGATTCATCTCCGATGACAAAACCCTATTGGGTAGTGTTGAGACTGAAGAAAAAGAGTTCCCAAATGGTGAGTTTGGTGTTTACACGACATCACAACTAAAAGGTTTGCTTGGCGTTTTGGATTCTAACGTTAAAGTAGAACAAGGTGAGGCATCCTTGGTTTTTTCAGACAATGGTACGTCTGTAAACTATATGTTGGCTGACCTTTCGGTTATTCCTGTAGTTCCCGAATTAAAACAACTTCCTGACTTTGGTTCATCAGTAACACTTGATGACGAGTTCGTGGCTAAGTTTATTAAATCTAAAGGTGCTTTGAGTGATTCAGACACGTTTACATTTAAGTGTAAAGGAAACAAAGGTGAGGTGATTTTGGGTTACTCTAAAATTAACTCAAACCGAATCTCTATCAATGTCGAGTGCACGTGTGCTTCTGATGTTGAACCAATTTCATTCTCCGCCAAATATCTTAAAGAAATCCTCAATGCTAACCGAGGTGCTAAAGCTTCTTCATTGAAGATTTCGTCTCAAGGTCTGGCTCATGTTGCTTTTGAACATGATGGGTTTAAGTCAAACTATTATTTGGTAGAGATTAAGTAATGTTTTGGGATACTGAACCGGCGAAACCGGAATTCAACTACATGGATGAAAAGAAAAAGTTCATAGATAATATGGACTATCTTTCATCTATGTCAGTAGAAGAACAAACTCTTTACAAAAAATGGGAAGAGTGGAATTCCGACCTACCATCCTCTATGAAGAGGAAGGCTGCTATGGCTACTTATATTGATTCTTTGTGGATGCCAACTGACATCTACAACAAAGAACAAACCATAAAAGAAGTCATGGCACTCGAACCCTATGTAGAGATTGTTGATGATTCAAAAGAATCTACTCGTTGGACTGAAATCCGTAAACTCATTCACACCATGGCTTTTTCAGCCAATCCTGGTCGTAACGTTAAGATTTACGTTAAAGATAGGGTAAGTGGTAAAGTGTTGGGTATGATTTCGCTCGGTTCAGATGTCACCTCTTTGGGTGTTAGGGATTCCTATATTGGTTGGACTCAAGACAACAAGTATAAAGATGGAAAGTTAAATCATACTACGATTGCAACTACAATCGTATGTACACAACCATTGGGTTATAACTTTTTGGGTGGTAAACTTATTGCTTGTATGGCTACGTCTCCTATTGTACGACAATATTGGAAAGACAAATATGGTCAGACGTTGATTGCAGTTGGAACTACATCTTTGTATGGAATCCATTCACAATATAATGGTATCCCTCACTTCAAAACCCTTGGTGAATCCGCAGGTAAGGTTGCTATTAAACCGGATGATTCTGTATATGAAGTATGGCATCATTGGTTAAAGGATAACAAATCTGAAGAGTACATGAGACAAACTGCCGAAAAGGAGAATGTTGATGGACCTGCTACCGGAGTAAAACAAAAAATTATCAATATGATATTCAAAGAACTTGGTATCAAGGCTTCTAAATATCAACATGGATTTAAGAGGGGGGTATACTTTGCTCAAATGTATGAAAATGGTAATGAGTTTCTCCGAAATGAAATCACCGAGGACCAGTTGGTATTGAAAGATAAATTCGCAAAGGGTGACCAATACACTATGGATTGGTGGAAGAAGAAGGCTGTTTCTCGTTATGAGAAACTACATGATGAAGGTCGTATCAAACCAGAACCATTGTTTTATCTCGATATCATTGGTATGTCTTGGGAAGCTGCAAAAGAAAAGTATTTAAACGAAGTAGGAAGATGAGTAATACACTATGGGTTGAAAAATATAGACCCGATACGTTAGAAGGTTATGTTGGTAACGAACATATCCTTGAAAAAGTAAAGATTTACATCCAAAATGAGGATGTACCACACTTGTTATTGTATGGTCAAGCCGGTACGGGTAAAACCACATTGGCTAAAATCATAACAAATCAGATTGATTGTGATGTTATGTACATCAACGCTTCTGATGAAAACAACGTTGACACTGTTCGTGATAAGATTCGAGGTTTCGCATCATCCATGGGATTCCGTAAATGGAAAATCATTATCTTGGATGAGTCTGATTACTTGACACCAAACGCACAGGCAGCTCTTCGAAATCTGATGGAAACTTTTAGTAAGTCGACTCGATTTATTTTGACGTGTAATTATGTTGAAAAAATCATCGACCCAATTCAATCAAGATGTCAGACATTCGCTATCACTCCACCATCAAAGGTGGACGTTGCAAAACGACTCAATGAAATTCTAAATCAAGAAGGTGTTGAGTTCGAAATGTCAGACTTGGCTGTGATTGTTAATAGTGGATATCCTGACATTCGTAGGGTATTGAACGCTGCTCAACGACAAGTCATTAATGGTAAGTTGGTAATAGACAAACAATCTACGATTCAAGCAAACTACGCAGAAGAAGTTGTTAAGGTTCTTCAGAGTAGTAGTGATGCTAAATCTAAATTTGTGAGTATCCGACAAATCATCGCTGATTCCGGCGTCAAGGATTTCACTCCGTTGTATCGTTTGTTGTACGACCGAGTTGATGATTATGCTAACAACAAAGTGGGTCAGACTATCTTAAACATCGCAGATGGTCAATACAAAGACACCATGGTAGTGGACAAAGAAATAAATGTAATGGCGATGATGTTGAATATTATAACAAGTATCTAAAAATGGCAAAAGGTAAAGTAATCGAAATGGGTAAGAAATCTAATGAGGCTATGAAAATGCAATTAGACCCATTTAAACTAAAGACAGTAGAATGTCCTAATTGTGAAGGTATCTTCTTCACCGAGGTAAATATGTTTAAAGAAGTTCCTGCTTTGCAATCACCAACTGGTCAAGCATCACTGCTACCAATTCCCGTTGTGATTTGTAACGAGTGTGGAACTGTACATCCTAAATTTACACCGAAAGAACTATTTGAAAATGGCGAAGAAAAGTGATGAAAATGTCGTAAAGGCAAAATCACTTTTTGACCACCTTGGGGGGATTACCTACAAAAAAGACAAGTGGGAATCCCTCTCCGAGATGGACAAGAAATCCTTTGAGATGTATATGGTCAATCGATTTCTATCTATGAATCTTGATTACCTTGAATTAGTAAATGAGATTCAACGCTATACCAATGGTCAGTTGAAACCTCGTGAACTATATAAAGTGTATTTAGATACATTACCAAAAAAGAAATCGTTCGATAAATACGTCAAGGGTAAGTCTGAATCGAAGTGGGACAAAAATGTGATAAAGTATCTTTGTCAATATTACCAAGTATCATCTCGTGAAGTTGAAGACTATCTTGAAATCTTATCAAAGGATGAGGTGTTGACAATCATACAAAAATACGGAATCAAAAAAGAAGAAATACAAAAATGGCTGAAGTAATTAAAGAAGCAACAACAAAAGTAGAGTGGACTAAAGAAGAAGTCCTAAATACGCCAGATATGAGCGCTCGCTCCTATTGTGAACAATATTATCCCGAAACTACTGAAGAGTATAAGCGGATTATGTGGGAACAATATGAAACCTTTTGTAAAAAACAACGTAACTATGGTCCGGGTAACATCTCGGTTGGTACTGCTCTTGCTACCAAAGATGATGTTAAACTATCTCATACCGGATTGTGGTTTAGAATCAATGATAAGGTTCAGAGACTAAAACAAATGATTGTTTTGGGTCAGCCGGATGAGGTTGGGGAATCGGTTCAAGATACATTTGCTGACCTATCAGTATATGGTATCATTGCTCAGATTGTTCAGAACGGAAAGTGGGGAAAATAATTTCCCCAAACGTTTGGCAGTTTCAAAAAAAATCATTATATTTGTGTAGATGAAAAAATCACTTGTTTCCAACATATTCAGTTTTCCAACGTATGAAGAGAAGAAAGAACACTCCAAGGTGTCTTACTCTCAATACACCATGTGGGCTAATTGCCCAAAACAATGGAAGCTGACATATATGGATGGTCACAAGAAGGATGAGTCATCTATACATTTGATTTTTGGTACTGCTATGCACGAAGTTGTTCAAGAATGGCTCAACGTCATTTACAACGATAGTGTTAAGTCTGCTGAAGAAATGGACTTAAACACCATGCTACGAGATACCATGGCTTCCGAGTATAAGAAAGCCATGGCTATCTATGGTGTTAAGTTTACATCGAGAGAACAAATGAATGAGTTCTATCAAGATGGTGTTGAGATACTCAATTTCTTACAAAAAAAACGTGGTGAATACTTCAGTACACGTCATTACAAACTCGTTGGTATTGAGTTACCAATCTATCATCCTACCGACACAAATGAAAATGTCATGATGAAGGGGTTTCTTGACTTGGTATTCGAAGATGTTACAATGAATCGTATTGTAATTTTTGATATCAAAACATCAACCAATGGTTGGAACAAATACCAAAAAGCAGACAAGACCAAAACCGCTCAGTTGGTATTGTATAAGAAGTTTTTCTCTAAACAATACGGATATCCTGTAGATAATATCCAAGTTAAATATTTCATCCTCAAGCGTAAGTTATATGAGGAAGTGATGTTTGCTCAAAGTAGGATTCAAGAATTTGAACCTGCTGCCGGTAGTGTGACTCTAAAACAAATATCTAACAATTTCGAAACCTTTA